GGGGATGGGACGCCTGGCGATCTTCATCGCCTCGGCGAGCATCAACTCGGACAGCGTCGGACCCGGCTCCACCTGCGCGATCTCGTAGACCACGAGACAGCGGCAGCGGTCGCCGCCCTCGCAGTCGGCGTTGGGCGCCCACTCTTCGGCGAGGCTCATGTCGGTCGTGACCTCGCCGTCCATGGCGTCGCAGGCATCGCAGGTCGAACCGTCGAGCATGGCGCTGTAGACAGCGTCTTCGACGTCCTGCGCCTGCGCGGTGGCCTCGTCGGCCCTGCCGGTCTGCATGATGTCGCTGACGGTGCCCGCAAAGCGCAGGGCGGCGGCGTCTGACTCGCGCGTGATCGCCGTCTCCATCGCGGCGATGGCGAGGGGCACGCCGGCGACGATGCGCGCGGCGTTGGTAGCGGCGGCAGTCTGTGTGGCGACGGCGATCGCCCGGGCGGTCATCTCTGACTGCTGGTCGATGGCGGCGTTCGGCGCGACCTTCTTGCCGATCCGCTTCTCCGCGGCAGCGATACGATTGCCGACTGCATCTGCCTTCCACGGCTTGCCGTCGCGCTGGCGCTGCAACTCGTCGGCGACTTGCTGCTTGCCGGCATCGTAGAAGTCAGTCAGCACCGCGCGCACTTCGGCGGTCAGCTTGTCGACCATCGGCGGGGCGCCGGCGACGAACTTGGCGAGGTCGCCCTTGGCGGCAGCGGCCTCGGCACGTTTGGCGAGTTCGGCTGTGAGTGCGTTGCGCGTCGCCTGTGTCGCGTCGCGGATCGCCGTCTTGGCGTTGTCGAAGCGTTGCACCAGCTCGGCGAGGTTCAGGTAGACCTCGACACCGCGCGGCGGGCGGAGTTCAGACAACTGGAGGCCAGTATCGTGTGAGAGTGGTGCCTCGCTCGCCTGAGCTCCGCCCGCGGGCGGTTGTCCATCGCCAGCACTAGGCTGTGGCGTGACAGGTGGGGGAACTTGTGCGGGAGCAGGAACGGCCGGCGCGGGAATCGCCTCCGGGATGACCTCCTGCTTGATAGTCGTCTCCGGCATGTTCAACTCGCTGCGGATGAACTGCCAGTCCTCGTCGCCGAAGTTCATGCCGGCGCCGGCGAGCCACAAAAACGCCTGCGCCATCGCCTTGAGGTCGGCGGCCTGCACGTTGCCGAAGCGTAGGCTGGGGAGGTTCTCGGTGTTCGGGAAGTTGTAGTCGATGAGCTGGTGAACGAGGCCCTCGTGGGCGTTGATGACGTCCTCGCGATAGGAGGCGTCCGCCTGGATGGAGTTGGTGAACATATCGCCGAGCGTCGTGCCGAGGGCGCGGCTGCCATTTTGCGAGACACCGAGGTCGAACACCTGAGCCTGCGCGGAGGCTGTCAGCTTCGTGTCCCAATACTGGACCGCTGAGAGCGCGTCGGCGACGCTGACAGTGGACGTGAGCAGCTTGATCTCGACGTCGGCGTTGTGGCGAACGTAGCCGCCGGCAGCGACACCGTAGGACGCACCGAAGGCGTCGAGCATGGCGCGGATGTCGTCGCTCTGCTCTTCGAGTTCGGTGATGTCGGGGACACCGCCGCCCTTGCCGATCATCGGCGCGATCATCACCTCGACCTCAGTCTTCAGGCGCCAAGGCTTGTACATCTCGCGCAGGATCGGGCGGCCGCGGAAGTCGTCGCCTTCCTTGCGATGGGCGAACCAGAGGATCTTCTCGCCGGGGATGGAGAACTCGCCGCCGCCGAGCGGATGCTGCACGACGTGGTCGATGCGCCCGTTCTCGATGTAGACGTCCTGCTCCCAGAACGATGAGGCGGGGCGGAGCGCCAGACGGCAATGAACCTCGCCGTCGACTAGCTCCCAGACGATCTCGAAGCAGGCGAAGCCGAAGTCCTTGTCGAGCGTCGTGTCGGACACGAAGGATCGCCACGGCGCTTGGTCGATCAGTACGCGCTGCGCGAAGTCCGCCTTGTCGGCGGCGTCCTGATTTTCGATGTTCCCCTTGACGTCCTTCTCGCCGCCCTCCGCTGGCTCCATGTGAGCGGAGGCGCGCAGGAGCGGCAGGTTCTGAGCGCGGCGCAGGCCCGCGATCTGCGGGTCGGCGAAGCGCATCTGGTTGTAGATACGCCAGCAATTCGGAGGACGCAGCTCCCACAGGTACTCGGGGCTGAGCAGTTGGCGGACTTTGCCCGAGCCGGTCGAGTAGGAGACGGAACCGTCGCCGATCTCGCCCGTGTTTGGGCGCTTGGTTGTCTCGGCTAGGGACAGCGAAGCCGAACGTCCATCTGTGGGCGCCCGGCGGGCCGCGCGGAAGAGGTCGGTAAAGGCCACGTGTCAAGCATCGGGCACGAATCAGGTAGAGATGTCGGCGAGTTGTGAGCGACGCGGCGGCTAGAAAGTGGTCGTGCGCGGTGAAACGGGGGGAGTCCTAGGAGGGTTGCCAGATGACTTCCCGGCGCTGGCGTTGCGCATATTGACGAGTAGGTAGCGCAGCGCGTCCAAGGGGTGTGAATACAGTTCGTGCTCGGTATCGTAACGCTCCTCATGGTGCTTGAGCGGCTTGACTTGCGACAGTGCGCGGATCAGCCCAGGGCAGGCGTCGGAGATGAGCAGCGGCAGGTTGGGATCTGCCAGGGCGTCCATGATGCGCACGCAGCCGTCGCGAACGCCGCTCGGCGTACCCCTTGGCCTTAGTCGTGCTCGGCGCAAGATCTCGAACTCTGTATCGGCCGTCTGCGGGTCGATACTCTTGCCCGCCGGGTCGCAGTACGTGCAGACGGGCGGCACACCGAAGTCATACTCGCGGTCGCGTTCGACGATCGCGTCACGAAACTCAGGCGTCGTCATGTTCTCGGGGAGGAGTTCGCCGACGATGAGCAGTTGCCCGGATGGAGCACGCTGTGCCCACAGGCAGGCGGGGTGCCTGAAGCCAAAGTCCACACAGCGCCACGTTGGCCACGTCGGCATGATTTCCAGCGACCGTACATGCTGAGTCCGGTTGAATCTACGGAAAAAAGCGCCCTCCGGTGCACGGAATGCCTCTTCCGGTTTGCGTGCGTGTTCGCGCTCGGCAAGGTCGGGGTCGGCTGATTCTTCCACGTTGCGCTTGTACCATTCGGCATCGCGGCGCGGGTCCGCCGTCGATGGGATGAACAGCGGATAGTATTCGCCTTCGCCGGCCTGCGCCTTCGTCCAGAGGTTGTGGAAGTAATCGCCCTCGCCGTTGCCCGTACTCACGATGTGCAGGCGATGGCAGCCGGACTCGAGCGCCGCGATCTGTTGCGCCGGCCAATTCCAGAAGGCCAGCTCGTCGGCCAATCCCCAGTAGGCAGCGAGTCCGCGGCCGATCTGCTGCGTCGCCGTGAGCGCGTGGAAGCGGCTGCCGTTGGCGAGTGTGAGGCTCATCGTCGTCTTGGCGATGATCGTCGGCTGCCACTCGGGATCCATCGTGCATTCGTCTAAGCGACGCATGTTCGGCGGCGACGTGTTCGGGTCGTAGCCGGCGAGGATGACCAAGCGCGTGATCGCGTCTTGCGCGTAATCGAGCGACTGGCGGGCGATGGGAAAGAGGCGGTTGCCGTGGAAGGTGCCGGCGTGCAGCATGGCGGCGAGCTCGAGCCACGTCGCACCGACCTGCCTGCCTTTCGGCATGATGAGCTTGTCGTGGGATTCGATCGCATCAAGTGCAGCTACCTGCTCCGGCCACAGCGCGAAAGGAATGAGCGCGCCGGTCTCCTTTTCGACGATCAGGCACTTGAAGACGAAATTGGCGAGCGGGGGGATGTCGACGGCGGGGCCTGCACGCAGTTCGCGCGCCATCTTGAGCAATCGCTCTATGCGCTCGCCTTCAGGATCGCTTGGCGCGTTCGCGCTGGATGCGCTCAAGCTCGGCCTCGATCGTCTCTAGGGTGATGTGCGTCACTTCCTGCTTGTCGGATTGGCCGAGCCATTGCTTGCCGAGCCAGATGAGCATCGTCTTGTCGCCGGCGTCGGCGCGTTGTTTCTGCTGGCGGCGCAGGCTGATACTGCCCTTGGCCCAGCCCGTCTCCCATGTGCTCTTGAACGGGTCGGACTGCAGCTTCTTGCTCACGGCCTGCTGTGAGATGCCGAACCACGCGCCGACCTCCGCATGCGTGCAGTGCATGGCGGCGAGCTTCTCGAGTTCGACGAGGTCAACGGGTGGCGGCCTACGGGGCAAGGGTGGCCTTCTCGCCGGTCAGATTCTCCCAGCGGGTGACGATTACGTCACAGTAGCGCGGGTCAATCTCCAT